ACCGGGTGTCCGCGAAAATCGGAGGGCAAAAAAGAGCCCCCGCTCCTCCCGTGATTTACGGCTTTTGCTTTTGCTTTTGTCAAATCTTGTCGGCCACTTGTCTGCCACTACTTTTGACTGGCCAATCAGAAGAGGCCCTCAAAGCTTAGTTGCCAGCTGTATTCCACTATATATGGCTTTTGACCAGTCAAAGACGCGTAAAATGTGGGATCAGATGATCCATTACTTAATGATTTCCCCGAGACTGTGCACGGCTTTCGGTGCATGCTAGCTGTAAAATATCTTCTTTTGATACAGGAAACATACGCGCCTGATACTGTTGGGCGGGAATTAATTCGAGATTTGATTTGTGTTCTACGCGCCAAGAACTATGTCGAAGCGAGTAGCCGATATCGGAGTTTTCACTCCCGCCTCGAAAGTACGTCGGAGGCTGAACTTCGACAGCCCGTACAAGAGCCGTGCTGCTGTCCCCATTGTCCCCGTCACAAGGCGAAGGAGGTCGTGGGTATATCGACCAAGTTACCGGAAGCCATGGATGTACAGGATGTTCAGAAGTCCTGATGTGCCTAGGGGATGTGAGGGTCCTTGTAAGGTTCAATCTTTTGAACAGAGGCATGACATAGCACACACTGGGAAGGTGATATGTATATCAGATGTCACTAGAGGGGGTGGTATCACACATAGAGTAGGGAAGAGGTTTTGTGTTAAGTCTGTTTACATTATAGGTAAAATATGGATGGATAAAAATATTAAGGTTAAGAATCATACTAATAGTGTTATGTTTTGGTTAGTTAGGGATAGGAGACCATTTGGTAGTCCTATGGATTTTGGTCAGGTGTTCAACATGTATGATAATGAACCCAGTACTGCAACCGTGAAGAATGATCTCCGTGATAGATACCAGGTGTTGCATAGATTCTCAGCAACTGTGACTGGTGGCCAATATGCAAGCAAGGAGCAAGCTTTGGTGAAGAAATTTTGGAAGATTAACAATTATGTTGTTTACAATCATCAAGAAGCTGCTAAGTATGAAAATCATACAGAAAATGCTTTGTTATTGTATATGGCATGTACTCATGCTTCAAATCCAGTGTATGCTACTTTGAAGATACGGATCTATTTCTATGATTCGATATCAAATTAATAAAGATTGAATTTTATTGAAGTTGAAAGCTGTACATCTATTGTATTCTGAAATACTTCGTACAATACATAATCAGCTGCCCTAATTACACTATTAATTGAAATTACACCAAGATTATCTAAATACTGAAGAACTTGAAATCTAAACACTCTTAAGAAATGCCAAGTCTGAGGACGTAAACGAGTCCAGACTTGGAAGACTAAGAAACATTTGTGAATCCCCAGAGCCTTCCGGAGGTTGTGGTTGAACTGGATCTGGATGGTGATGATGTCGTGGTTGGTGAAACAAGGCCTGCTGTGGTGCTCGGTGATCTTGAAATAGAGGGGATTTTGAATCTCCCAGATAAAAACGCCACTCCTGGCTTGAATTGCAGTGATGTCTTCCCCGGTGCGTAAATCCATAGTTCTGGCAGTGGATGCTGATGAAGTAACTGCAGCCGCAGTCAAGATCAATTCTCTTCCTGCGGAAGATCTTCTTCTTGGCCTGGCTGTGTTGGACTTTGATTGGTACCGGAGAAGAGTGGCTGGAAGAGGGTGATGAACCTGGCATTCTTGATAGCCCAGGCCTTGAGGGATTTGTTTTTCTCCTCGTCGAGGAATTCGGTATAAGAAGAAGTTGGCCCTGGATTGCAGAGGAAGATTGTCGGAATTCCTCCTCTGACCTGAATGGGTTTTCCGTATTTGGTGTTGCTTTGCCAATCCCTCTGGGCCCCCATAAACTCCTTGAAGTGCTTTAAATAGTGGGGGTCTACGTCATCAATGACGTTGTACCAGGCATCATTACTAAAAACCCTAGGGCTTAAATCCAGGTGTCCACACAAATAATTATGTGGGCCTAATGATCTGGCCCACAATGTCTTGCCTGTTCTAGAATCTCCTTCTACTACTATGCTAATCGGTCTCTCAGGCCGCGCAGTGGCAGGCAACACATTCTCAGAGACCCACTCCTCTAACTCATCTGGAACTTGATCAAAAGAAGAAGAAAGAAAGGGGGACTTATAAGGGGGAATTGCAGAAGTAAAAATCCTATCAAAATTAGAGTGCAGATTATGATACTGCAGTACATAATCTTTGGGCATTAATTCTTTAATAATATTAAGAGCCTCCTGCTTACTTCCTGCGTTATTGCTGAGACGTATGCATCGTTTGCAGATTTCTGGCCTCCTCTTGCAGATCTCATCGTCGACCTGAAACTCACCCCAGTCGAGGGTGTCTCCGTCCTTTCCGATATATGCCTTGACGTCGGAGGAGGACTTAGCGCGTTGAATGTTTGGGTGGAAACTGGCGCTACAGCTTGGGTGAGACAGATCGAAGAAACGATCGGAGGTGCAGTTGTATTTTCCCTCGAACTGCAACAGCACATGGAGATGAGGTTCCCCATTCTCGTGTAGTTCTCTGCAAACCTTAATGTACTTCAGATTGGTTGGGTATTGAAGGTTACGGAGTTGTTCTATGGTTTCCTCTTTGGTCAGAGAGCATCTGGGATAGGTGAGGAAGTAGTTCTTGGCATTAATGGAGAATCGCCCAGATCTAGGCATTTTTAGAGAGAAGGAGGAGAGAAATTTCTAGAGAGAGAAAGCTGGGATCAATTGGAGGGCAGCCAAAACTACATGTAATCGGTGGAACGGAGGGCAATATATAGACATCTCTACATCTCTACTAGCGGACACCCTAATAATATT